GGAGGCTGAACAGGAGGCTGAACAGGAGGCTGAACAGGAGGTTGGACCGGAGGTTGGACCGGTGGCTGGGGCTGCTGCCCACGTGGGCCGAAGAAATAGCTGTAGCGCGGTGCAACCATTGGCGCAATGCCACGGCTGTATGGGTTGTAGTAACTAGGGTTGTACCGGACGGGTTGATACGCTTCTGGGGTAAAAGCGGTGATGCCCGTATTGCCGGGGGCGCGGGGGGCTACGGGTTGGTAGCCTTGGTATTGGGAGGTACTGCCATATGCTCCACCTTCACTAGGGTCACGCAACCAACTGCGATATCCTGAACGGCTGCGGTCAACAGGGGGCGCGGAGTCTGCTCGACGTGCGGGCGTGCGGCTATACCCACCACCATAGTCATCCCCATTATTAGCTGGACCCGCTCCAGCCCCACCACCGTTCGCCATCGTGATCTCCTTACGCAGGCATGTACTTGCGTGGGTTTATTTGCTTGCCTTGCCGTGGATTGCCCGTGCGTGCGTGACGAACTTTGTTCATCATTGCGTACAACTGCTTGGCACCTGCGTCTGTAGATCCATTACCCAAGTGGGAGACAACATCAGCAGGTACAACGAACTCGCCTTCGGCCAATCGTGCGGGTTGTTTGCGACCTATCCGTGCTGGAATGTTATCAGACATCCCATCGCCGGGGCCTTTTAGCAGCCGCCCACCATCAGAATAGCTACCAAGCGTACTCACCCCACCACCAGCCGCCATTGTTTGCATATTACTGGATGGCCCACCAACCATAATTGGGCCTTGATTTTGGTCCAACGGTCCTTGGTTTAGCCCAGCAATGCCACCTTCTGCATAGAACCGTGGGGTGTAATTAGCTGGGTCGTAGCGAAACTTGCTCAATGGTCCAGAGTACTTCTCTTCTTTTGGTACTCCGTATTTGTTACGGTCAGCCAGCATGAGCGCACCGATACCGGCACCGCCACCATAAAGGGCTTTTTCTGGGGTAGATAGCCCTTTCCACCACGCTTTGGTATCGGAAATTGGCCCGCCGGGGGCTTGGGGCATGCCCATACCAGCGGACTGCGCCACAGGGGCAGATGCAGAGGACATAGGCCCAGCACCAACTTGCGCACCAATAGGTTGATTCATCCCCGGCACGGTAGACATGGGGCCAGCACCAGCGTCCGCAACGGACAGCATATTGGGGGTGTACGGAACTCCCGCTGCGCTACCACCGGGAACCGCGCCATTTATAATAGGTGCGGCTCCGCCACCTCCGGCCCCACCAGCAGTCGCACCGGCTTCGGCTCCGCCAGCAGCACCAGCGCTACCGCCAAACATAGCACCACCAATCCCAGCACCCGCACCACCAGTGGCTGCGCCAAGCAACGCTCCTTTCAGAGGATCACCACCTTGGATGGCCGCGCTTCCACCACCTAGTGCTGCACCAATCAGTGCGCCTTCAACAATGCCACCATCTGCCATGATAGTTCCTAAATTACGTCGCTGTGTTACTAAATAAAATGCCTTGCAAAATCAAACCAACAGAGTGTGTTCCTGATGCGGTTGAAAATTGCCATTGAATGTCTGATTTTTGCGTGTAAGGAAAAGGATTATTTCGTATTACTTGGTATCTTTGGTCCCAAGCTGTTTGCAATACTGTTAAAGTAACCGGATTTGTTTGAGCGTTGTTTGTACTTTTAACTTGATAGTTAATTGCATTTCCGGGTGCGGCATCGCCATTAAAAGCATTAATTGAAGTAATGTACATTGTGTACCCATTTGGTACAGAGTACACGGCGGCTTGCGACCTCCCCACCCCTATTGAAATTTGCGAGTAAGTAACCCCACCATTCTTAGCTGTAATTGTTCCTACGTTAGTAGTTTGACCAGTACCTGTACTAGTCATAACCATGCTGTTAATACGAAGAAACTGATTGGTTGTAGTTACACCTGTTGCGCCATTTAGCGTTACTGTTTCTGTTATTGCATCCCAACTTGAATTCAGTCCGCTAATAAGTATTGTTGCTCTAGTATTGTCGGATGCTGAAGTGCTGGCAAGTGTCATTGTTACAGCGGATGCCGGGAAAGCATATTGAGTGGTCCCCGTTAACTCCCACAACGTATAAAGGGTTGTCTTAACAGAATCAGAAAACGCAAAAATATTTACTTGGCTTGCGCCAGTAACTTTCCCTCGGGCGACTTGCAGTGCCCAATCCGCAGATTGCGAAGATTCTGTACTGATAGGCACGGGAGACGAAGTAGCCATTAGCTGCCCCAGAATATTGTCGATCTGGTTGAAGTACAACCGCAGGACGTTATTAAGTTGGTTGATGTAATTCTGGTCGTACTCAACCGTTGCGTTGGGCAAACGGGGGGCAACAATCCGATTAAGTTCATAATCTGATGTAATAACGTAACTCATCGCCGCCCATCATTGCGAATGTCGATTCGGGGTGCGCCAAGCTGCCACTGAAGCCCAAGCTGGTTCCCTTCAATCTTAAACGCCATCTGTCGCCCACGTACCCGAGTATAGATCTGCCCAGTAAATACTTCAATTGGGTATGTGGCTGTACGTGTAGACGTAGCGTAAGCGTTGCCCCCAACAGATAGGGGAGAGTTGTACCCCGAACCTGAGTTCTGCATGGGGTACAGCGTCATGGTTACTTGAGGCGCTGCGGCAGTAGACCCGTTAAATTTAAGGTCTGGCAGCATACGCCATACAAACCCAAAATTGTTGCCGTCGTCAATGTCAAATTCAGACGACAAAATGTAGGAATCAATCGCTGTGCCGGTAATCGAATCGGTGCAATCATCCACGCCGTTTTCGTGCCAGACAAGATTCTTGGAGTATGTGGCAGCGATTGGGTATTCGTTCAGACCACTGTCAATCCAAGCCGTGCGCCCCATCGTACCGTAGTACCAGACATTTTCTAAATAGTTATAGATAACGTACGTATCTATGACGTTGCTGTTGAGCGAGCAATAAAACCACCAGATCTCGTTGAAACCTTCGTTGGTGCTGGAGAAGACTTGATCCAACTGATTCTTGTTAATGTTCTCAAACACAAACTGGCGCAGATCACAACTGAGCGTCTGCACCCGACCATCGTATTTGTAGAACTTATCTACGCCCATCCAGTACAACACACCCGACGCCAACGAAGCAGCGTTTTGCCCCGCGATTGAGGTGTTATCACCCAGAAGCTGCGAACCCCATACGTACGGTGGCCCCAGATACTGCAACGAATACACAGACGAATCAGTCAAGACCACAATTTCTTGCCGACTCTGCACCGCAGTAACAATTTTTGACCCATGCGACAACCGCACGCTACCCGCTTGGTTGGTGACGGCTGGATACCAAACAGTCAAAGATTCCTGATCTGACCACCGGATCAACATCGGATCAAGCGTGGTACTACCGATATCGTTTGTGCCAAACACCAGCAAAAATCTACTTGCATCAGAAATAAGCAGGTAGTTCTGATACAGCGGGGCGTATCCGTCAGTACCGCCTAAACTGGTTATGAGGATACCACGCGGCGCGACAAAATGTACGCCTGACCCCGCAGATGAGGTGTTAATCGCAGAGCCACCGTAAGTGGTAGACAGATTACAAGTCGTGGATGTGGCGTTGATTACGTAATAGTTAGTCCCCGGCAGCAGCCCGGATGGAATCGTGCCAGTAGTAGATAGCGTAAGCACAGTCCCGTTGACTGGCACAGTACCGCTAGCAAAAGTGAGCACTGCTGGAGATGCGTTGGAAATTGAAGTCAACGTCAGTGGGGTGTATCCAATATTGGCGTTCCAGTAATAGATACTGCCACCTCTTGGGCCGTACACTAAGTCCTGACCAAAATTATTCTGGTTCCACAACTGAAGTGCATTAGAAGTTGTGCCCCCATTACCCCAAGTACCAAACCCCCAAGTACCTGCGCCCCATCCCGACAATGGGACTTGGTATTCGGCTGGGCCGGTGTTTATTTGATACGAAGCGTAGACGGTTCCGCCACCAGAAGCGTTTGTTGTTTGCGCCTGCGCCGTGGCGTACTGATACCCGGATTGAGCTTGCCCAAACGTACTGATAGCAGCGCCGCCAAGAGTGGCAGAAAGCTGGAATGTGTAACCAGAAGTATTGACCACATAGTATGTAGTCCCCGCCGTGAAAGCTGCTGGCAGTACGCCAGTAGTACTAAGTACTACCTTTGTGTTGTTTGCTAACTGATACTGCGCTGTGATTACCGCAGGATTGGCAATGCTGATCGTGATTCTGGACTGAAGCGTGATGTTGTACGTGGTCGAAGACTGCTTGGAGATCTGGTACTCACCAAGAATGGTGATACTGCCCACAGCAGCACTGGTGCTGTAGAAAGTTACGAAGTCGTTGTTGTTAAACCCGCCGTTGGTATCCGTGACCAACACCGTAGACAAGTCAGCAGTCGTACCAAATGGATTGGTGAGCGTATTCGTAGCTCTGATTGGGGTGATGTCGTAGTACGCCCCACCGTTCTGGATGTAGAACTTCAGGTTTGTACCAACACCCATCAAACTCTGCGAAGCAAGCGTCACCCAAGACCAAAGCGAACGGCATATGCCAAGGAACGTGTTGGTAGAAATTTGCAACCAGCCGCCAATTTTCTCAGGCGTGCCTTGGCGGAAGCGGATTTTTTCCGACTCGTAGTACCCGCCCTCGTTGGTGTACCGCGTGTTTTCGCGGTTAACTCCCGATTTGAACAGTATCTTTTTAAGAGGCATTACTTGCTCGCCACGCCCTTACTTTTCTCAAAGCTGCGCATACCCCCAAAACCAAGAAGACCGGCCAGCAACGTCATGAGTTGTTCGACCTGAAGGTCTGGGGGAGGCGCTAACCCTTTGGGAATTATATCTACACCTTGCCCAAAAGCCCAACACCACTGCATCAGCGGGTAGCCAAGAAATTGGTAAGCCAAACCTGCAACCCCAACCCAGCCCACAGCAGGACGCCAACCAGAGACAAATACGCTACTGCTCGCCGCTTCGATTTTATTGATATCCACTTGGGCGAGGTCAGTGGCCTGATCAATTTTCTTTTCCTCCAGATCGAGCTTGCGCTCTTCCAGCGCCATCTCTGCCCGCTCTTTATCCGTTGTAATGAGCGAATCCGCAACTTTGCCAACGCCTTCAATGATTGACCCAATACCAATCAGATCCATTACTTGAGTCCTTTCAGAGTACGATTGATCCACCCAAGAAGGAACTTGGACTGCGTGCGATTTTTATTGCAGATGTCCGCGTAACGGGTGATCTTGGCAAGTGCGTATGCTTTCTTGAACGCTTCGCCGTCAATCGTGTTGAACTTTTGCAGGGTCTTATCACCAACCGCACCATCTGGCGTTACACCAACAATGAGTTGGGCAAGTTTGACCGCGACCCCCAACCCAGTATTTACGCCGAAATTGAAGAGGTTTTCTGCAACAGTTTGGTTCGCAATTTCATCCCCTCGTACACGGTCCCAAAACTCAACTTTATAAAAGTTACGCACCATTCCACTAAGTAGCGGATTGTTGAGGGCTTCGTGGTCAATGAGGTTCCAACCGGGCCAGTTGGGGTTTTTGTTTCGTGCAATTCCAGCATAGGTCATCCCTCCGGTATCACCGGCAACATTGTGTAGAACATAACCACCTTCGTCAGCGATCATCTTTTCAAAGGCTTGTTCAAAGTTAGCCATTTTTATCCCTCATCTTGTTGATCTGCTCCCAAGCAGATTTCATCTTTTCTTCCAGCACTGCAACCCGCAGGTCAAGTTTAGAAAGCACGACAATAAGCGTAACGATACCCAGAAGCACCGGCCACGCTTTCAAGAAAAGTTCAGCTATTTCCATTGCCGTACATCCTTGTATACTCGTCCCGCAGGAAGGTTACTTTTTTACGCCCATCATGTCGTTTGACTCTACCCAAAGCTGGGGGGTTGTTCAAGTATTCTGCGGCTCGCAGGATCAGGTCCGGGTCATCATCTAAAATACCAAGCGCCGTGTTACACCGCTTACATAAGATCCCACGAACATCATCAGAGTCGTGGCAGTGGTCGACCGCGAACTTGTACTGTTTGAGTTTGAGAGGGTTGTCACAGATAGCGCAATTATACCCCTGAAATTTCAACAGGAAGTCATAATCTGATGGGGATAACCCAAAACGGTCAAGACGGTTTACGTCTGACTTACACGCGCTACAAAGAAAGTAGTCCTTGCGTCCGTGGATAATGAGATCTTCTCGAAGGAATTCTCCACGGCAGATGGCGCAGAACAGCATACAAAAACCCCGGTGGGTTGCACCGGGGCCTGACCTTAGTTGTCAGTTTGCTCGTCGTCTTCTTCAGCTTCTTCAGCGTCGTCTTCTTCAGCAACTGCATTGGCAGCAACTTCAAACTGCGCTTCGATGTGTGAAGAGAAGAGAGAAGACAGGGTGAACTCGTTGATGCCGCTTTCCACGGCAACAGCAAAAGCAACAGAGAAGAGAGCGTTCAGCGCGTCAATCGGCTCCGAGCCGTCAATCGCATCAATGATCAAGTCTTTCATGAGAATCTCCGGGGTTGATGGGCGGGTGCCCGCCGCGATCTTACCTTGCCTGTAAGACAGGAAAATTACTTCCTCATGCGTTCTTCAAGAATGACGATTCGCTCTCTGTTCACATGAATCAAATCGCGGTTGGCTTGAATCTCTTTCTCAAGGTCTTGACGCAACTTTTCTCGCGCCAGTTCAGCACCGGAATTCACGGCCTGCTTGTTGTCTGATGTAACCACCAAACTGATTTTTGCATTGAGTACCGTCACATCATGGCTGAGTTTATCCAGCGACGACATCAGGTACACAACACAGGTAAAAAGAATAGGAAGCACGGCAAACGCCGTTTTCTCGATGAGTTGAGATTTGGCCTCCAGCTTCTCGGTCATTTTTTCAAACCCTTGAGCGTCTCGGCTAGTCGTGCGCGTTGTCCAAGTTTCCCCGGCTTCTTTGCAGCGGCGGCGAGTTTCTTCTCAGGTATGGGCTTTCCGGGTTTGGCTCCAAGCTCGGCGCGTAACGCCCCCGGCTTTTTAATTGCTTCCTGAATCCACTTCTTTGCTGGCATCGTCTTGCTCCTTCTTGAAAGCATCAATCAACTGCGCCACCTCAACATACGGTCGCTGGCCGAGGTACTGAAGGATGGCGTTGAGCAGATTGATTGACAGTGATGCTTTATCCATTATTTGGCCTCTAGTGCTGCGATGCGAGCGGTCAACGCTTCGTTGGCTGCGGACAGTTCTTGGATTGCTTTAACAAGGAATGGGACCAGATTTTGTTGAATTGCAAGAACCTTGTCCTCGCCTACCCATTCTTTTTCTGCGGCATTTGCGTCATGAGTAGTAATTTGCTCAGGAAAAACTTGTTGGAATTCCTGTGCAATAAACCCGGTTTCATGCTTGTCGTTTTCTTTGTAGTCAAACTCAACCACGCGCAAAGCGTTGATTTTTGCAAGACTGTCACCGACATTGACAATATTCTTTTTGATGCGCTGATCGGATGTGGTTGCCCAAGTGGTTACGTTTGCGCCGTTGTAAGCACCAGAACTTCCACCAATAAACGCGGTGTTGTTGCCTTTACCAGTTGAGCCGTTTCCAATACTAATTTGGTTTACAGCAGTGTTAACAGATGTACAGGCATTTTGTCCTATAAGCGTATTACCAGTCCCGGTGTCCAACACGTTAGGATAATAACCGGCGGCACCGCCAATTACTACGTTACTTGACCCAGTTGTAATGCTCCGACCGGCTTGCGCTCCAACTCCAAGATTGTCTGCGCCAGTTGCCGCATTCAATGCATAATGACCAAGTGCCGTAATGTATCCGTTGGTATTTGAAGCAACCAACGCTAAGTATCCAACGGCTACACTTGTGTTTTGGTTACCGCCGCCCCGACCAACCGTAAGACTATTAACGGTAGCATCAGCCCCAAGCGTCAACGCAGTTCCGTTGAACGTCATATTGGCCGAACCTGTCAACGTACCGCTTGAGTTATAAATAACTTGCGTTGTTGACCCCGCGCTAGCCGAAGCAGCAGCCCAACTCATCACCCCGCCAGTCGTGCTGGTCAGCGCGTAGCCGCTAGTTCCGGGCAATGCCGTGGGGAGCGTATAGGACTGAGTGCCAGCAACCGTTGGAGCGGCTAGGGTGACCGTTCCAGACGTGTCACCAGAGAGAACGAGTGATGCCATTATTTAGCCTCCAGTGCTGCTACGCGGACGGTGAGTTCTTGGATTGCTTTGATCAGCGGAGAAATAAACATCTCACGCGAGATTGCTTGGATTGAATCTTCGTTGCCAGCGTCCCAACCGTTGAATGTCGTGCAACCTTCTGCATCTAACGCAGCCTTGACTTCTTGAGCGATAAGACCGTGAATGACCGTTGTCGTGTTGCGTTGATTAACTTCGTTGTAGTACGGCAGACTTGGATCAATCTCGTTTGATGCTTTCCAGTTAAACGTAACCGGGCGTAGACGATTGATAAACGAAAGCCCAAGCGAATCATCCTTGACGTTTGTTTTTAGGCGTCCGTCAGATGTTTGAGTCCAAGTTGCGTTGACTGTGTATGCGTTGTAAATCTTGCCAGCGTTGTTTCCAATCGTGACGTTGTTGTCTGCTTGACCTGCTACCGAAAATCCCAGAACAATTTGCCCAACCGCAGTCGCTGAACTGACGTTAGCAGATCCACCAACAACGGTGTTTTGGCCTCCGCTTGTCAAAGCAACGCCAACAGCGCCGCCACAAGCCGCCTGTCCGATGATTACGTTATAGGTTCCAGATGTTGCAGTTGTTGCGCAAGTTTGCCCAATATAAACACTGTTGTTGCCGGTTGTGTTTGGAGCCGCACCTTGACCGATAGTCGTAATTTGAATCCCAGTGCTGTTTTGTGCCGCACCAGAACCAATCGCAATGTTATTGGATCCAATACTTGCGCTAGTTAAAGTATTTGCTCCAATAGCCAAATTGCTTGTTGCACCAGCACCAACACCAAACTTAACCGTATTGACGGTCAACGAAGATCCGTCAAACGTCAGGTTAGCCGAATCCTGCAACACGCCAGACGTACCGGCATAGGTAACCCTGCCGCTCGTTAGCGCACTGTTTGTCAGTGCCGGGGTCGTGGTCCCAGCGGTCCCGTCTAGCGTGATTGCCATTTAGTTCCCCTTGAATGCAGCAACAACGTCAGCAGTCCATGCCGCATTGCAAATAGCCACAACATTGTCCGGTACGCCAGCCAAGTCCTGACCCGGCGTCAGGCTTGAGCGGTGATACGTCTTGCTCAACTCAACCCCATCCTCAAGGATGCTGGTTGCTTCGCGGTAGAGAACGATGCCGTTCTCGGTGACTGTGATCTCATCAATTTTGACTTGCTTGGTGAGCATAAGATTTCCTTGTGTCTGACTACACTAATCCGGTGTAGTTAAGTTTAAGTAGAATATGTGCCGCTGAGATAAATGGTGGCTGTTGATAAATTTGCATTTGTTACATTGGTTCCACCATTAGCCACATAAAACCTTGATGTTGTTACCCCGCCCGTATCATTCAATAAGCCAATTGTTGCCGCATAACTTGAATAACCAACCACTGCGCCTCCCCTTGCCGCATTGGCATTTGCAAAAGCAAATGGGAAAGATCCTATTTTTGCGGCAGTTGTGTCTGCTGTAGATGGGTAAACAACCTGTATTGAAAACTGAACTACCCGTCCTATTTTTGTGTAATACCCTAATGCAGTAGTAAATGTTAACCCTGCTCCGCTGCCATCAGTTGGTGTCCAAGTCCCAGCTTCATAATCGTTCAGCGTGCTGTTGGTCAAAGCACCAGTTTTGTTGAACGTAATGCCAGCATCAAGCGTCGAAAAGTTAAGTCCACCGGCAAGCGTAGCAAGTTGTGCCGTGCTGATTGTCAGCGCCGTTGTCCCAGCGGTCTGAAGTTGCAACACGCCGCTAGTATCGGCAGTAGATACCAGCCCAGCGGACGTTGATGCGTTGATCGTAGTTGCCATGTTTAATCCTTAGAGAACAACGTAGCGTGAGCCACTGCTAACAGTCAATACCGCTCCAGAAGACACAGTAATCGGCCCAACCGACATCGCACCCTGCGACGTTGCAATTGTATAACTGCTGCTGATTGATAAACTATTCAGGTAGATACAACTGTTTGCTACCGGACCACCGCCACCACTTGATGCCGCCCAAACTGGAGCGCCACTACTAACAGTAAGAACGTAGCCGTTATTACCAATCCCCAATCGAGTACCTGCGCCGGACACGCCGCCGTAGATAATGTCCCCAGCGGTTGTCATGGGGGACAGGTTGTTAAACCCGCCGTTCGCTGTGTTTGAGTTAGTGCCGCCGTTGGCAATCGGAAGCTGCCCAGTTACACCAGTAGTAAGCGGGAGTCCCGTGCCGTTTGCAAGGGTGATCGTTGGGGCCGTGCCCAGCACCACACTACCTGTACCAGTCGTAGCAACAGAGACTAAGTTCTTAGACGCATCCGTAAAGACTGCCTGCGAAGCGGTCAATCCTGAGTCAAGGATGTTTCCAACAGTCAGCTTGGTGCCGTCAAAGGTCATGTTGGCTGAGCCAGCCAAGTTACCCGAACTGTTGTATTGAACCTGTGTGTTTGAGCCGCCAGCCGAAGCGCCGATCCGAACGAAGTCTGCTCCGCTCCAAGCAACCAGCGCCTTGTCACCCGAAGCAACGGTCACACCCGTCGTTGGGCCAGCACCCACAATCTTGACTGACTGCGAGGTGGAGGTGCTGTTGATAATGATGTACGACTTGCTCGACGCCGGAGCCGTAATTGTCAGCGTCCCCGCTGGGTTACCCGTACAGTTGATGATTGTGTACTGCGCCGAACCCGTTGCGCCTGATCCCGCTTGGGATAGGGAAGAGCCGTTAGTAACTGACAGCGTAACCGCCGTCTGGCTTCCACTAATAGTCTGCGTACCGGCTACCGCCGAGTCAATGTACGTAGAGATGTAGTTGTTTACCGTATCGCCCCAAGTGCCCGACAACTCTCCCGTTACCGGAAGGGCAAGCCCAATAAGCGAGGTGTATGAAGTTGCCATGTCTTAATCCTATACCGTAATGATATCAGTCCAGTTCGGGGTTTGCGAGTCTTGGATTAGTTGCCAGTACGCATACCCCACAGTACCCGTTCTTCCCGTTGCCAAATTTCCACTAATTGGAAGTTCTTTCACCACAACCACAATTCCAGTCCTACCCAAAGCGTCAGACGCTCCAGTTAAAAATGCCGCCTTACCCGGAGTCCAAGTACCTGCTGCACCAGAAGCCGTCCTACCACTAAGCGGGAAAGCCATCTCAAAAGTGACACTACCCGGAACCGCAAACCCACTAGACCCCGTAAGACTTGGCGAAACCTGCGAAACAACCGTGCCTGCATTTACCGAAGCCGAGGTAGCGGTAAAATCACCAGCCCCACCCCACGTATTACTGCCCCAAGTCCCACTACCCCAAGCGAAAGTATTAGCAGTTGTACCGGTGTAAAACGCCGTGATGTTTGGTACAAACGTGCCCGTCAATCCTTGGGCTGCACTTGCGCCTGTTAACGCCGTCGTCCTACTAAATGCTATTGACCCAGTAAGTCCTGATGCAGTTCCACTCGATAACGTGATCCCCTGCGTAAACCCAACCGATCCAACCGCTCCAGAACCCGCCGCCCCCGATAAGGCTTGCGAAATCTCACGTACTATGTTACCAGCATACCCAGAAACAAGTATACCCGTAAGTGCGGCGGTAACATCAGGGAATGCAGCGGATATCGTTCCCGCACTACCAGAAGCAGAAGAACCTGTCAATGCGCGGTCAGTATCGACCCCACCCCAAGCTCTACTGCTCCAAGGACCTGCCCCCCAACCAGAACTTACGCCCGGAGTGAGACCGCCCCAACCGCCACTACTCCAAGTGTCGTCGCCCCAAGCATTGGCCACAACATACCTTTAAGTTGTAGACAACCGAATCAGTGCCAAACTTGCGCTGTTAGTTGGCATGGTAAGTGTGAAGTTACCCGCCGTAATTGTCTGTGAGCCAAACGTGTACACACCAACAGCCTTGTTGCTCTGTGACGAGTTATACAGCAGCATTGTGTCAAACGCGGTGCTCAACGTGACGCTGCTATAAGTTACTGAAGCCGAAGGCGTCCAATAAGCCGTACCCGCAGTCGAAGAAGTGTTGGTCGAAGTTGGTGCAGTGGCGTTGGTGATTGTCACACCACCAGCCGTATACCCCGTACCAGTGACTTCACCAGTTGCCGAATAAGCAGTGGTGCCAGCATTGATCGTTGCCGAAGCAAGGTACAAAGCGCCCTTGAACGTGTCTGCTGAAGTCACCGCTCGTACAGGAGCCGTGCCAAAATTGTGCGTTGCGGTCATCAATTCACCAAGGAATGATGTGCAAAGGCTTTGAGTGTTTGCCATGATTTATCCTAGTAACGCGCCTTCAAGCGCCGTGAACGGAGAGGTTTTGAGGGTGACATGAGCAGAACGGTGGACCAACTCATCGTCAAGCCAGTACTCCGTCCACGTGGTGAACTCGATATCATTATCCACTGATCCCTCTCTTTTTTCTAGGAGGGAGTCGTCCATCTCGCCATGAATGGTGTTAACTAACATTATGCGATCCTGATGATTGCTGATGTGTTGGTGACTGCCGGAAACTGAACAGTGAAAGTGGTGGTTGACGTTTTGTCCGAACCGAAGTCCAATACGCAGATAGCAGGGTTTGTCGTTCCGTTTGCCAAATAAATCAATGCCCCACGCGCCGTAACCGCAGTAGTCCAGACGGCATTATCGAATGACCAGTACGCAGTTGTGCCAGAAGAGCCTATAGTAGGAACTTGGCTAATAACAAGAGCCAATCCCCCAGCGGTGTACCCCGAAGCAACAACTTCTCCGGTAGAAGTATACGCGGTTGTGTCTGCATTTAATGTAGCCGCGTTGGTGTACAACGCAATCTTGAACGTCTGCGTCGTACCCGTGTTGAAGTTGAACGTCCCACTAGGAAGCCCAGTCTTAAATGTGTTGGTTGACCAGTTGCCGGTAAAAGCCATCAGGTCACCTTCTGACGATACTGGCCAGAACGGTACGCATCTTGGCGCTCCAGCCCATCGCCCAGACGTTTAGCCAGCCCCAACGCTTCCTTATACTTACCATCGTACAACGCCATCATATCGGTCTCACCCTTCATGTAGGTGTAGGCTTCAACAAGCGTCCCGTACAACAGCACCGTATCAAAGTTATCCCCCAGCCAACTTGTACCCGCCGTGACAATTGACGGCGGATAGAAGAAGTAATGCAACTCCATTGTGTACACAGCATCTGGAGTCGGACCAAGAAGAAACGTCAATTCGTTGATGTTATCTGAAGTAGGGCCAAACAAAGCGTAGTACTTTGGCAGCGATGTATCCGTTGGGTTTGGATATGCTTCACGGATATAGTTAACGTCTTTGTTCAACAGGTACGTGTAATTGGCAGAGGCCGTACCGTAGTTCTCAACTACTGCTAAAGAGTACGAAGATAGGAAATCAGTAGGGCAAGCAAGGTACTTGTTTGCAGGGCTAGTTACCCCTGTCACGTTTTTGCGCAACGAAGGGAACTGAATTGTGTTGTAGATGCGCTGTTCCGCCTGATTTATGAACGTGTTCATATCAGTCGTCTGGAACGTGTTCTCCGTGTAGTCGGAGACCGCAACTACAAGCTGGGCATAGTTCACGCCATTGGTCCCCGAGCCATCGTACCCTTAGTCGCGCAGCCATTACCACGGGTTTCAATGCCCGAAGTTTTGGGTTCTGGGTACGGTTTGCTACGTGCAGCGTTAATACTTACTGCCATGTCGCTTAGCTCAACACGTTTGGCATTGGTTCCGTAGCCGTTGTTACTCAGATCAACCCCGGCTTTGCCCGTCATATCATGCGGGGGCGCGTAAACGTCAGCAGAGCCAACCTCTTTCCCGCCTTTTTTCATGCTGAACTTGGCCATTACCGACTCCGCTGGTTTGCCGCCCGAGCCATATTGCGGCCCATTTTCTTCATGGCGAGGGAAGTTACCCCACCCTTCTTCATACCATGCAGACGCTTCTCGTGGGCTTTCACCTCCGTATCAGCGATGCGTTTGACTTCCTTCTTGTCCATGATGACTCCTATGTCGTCACAACCGTGACTGTACCTAATTGCACCTGCAAAACCAAGTTGTTTGGTGTTAACCCAGCATCGCTCCCGCTGGCCCCACCAACCGGATTCCATCCCCACTGAATAACTCGACTACCACCTTCAGGATACCCAAGCGAATCGGGGGCTGTTGTAGACGTACGCGAAATCTGCAACCCGCTTGTACCAGACTGGTAGTAGCTCACATCAGGACGCGGTTCACGAACTGCTTGTGGGTCGTATACCGGATACATACCAAGCTGTAGCTGCGGATGATCTGGGTTCCAGCATTCCGGGCAAGCCTTGATACTAACCTGTTTTGTCTTGATCGTGAGCTTGCGAAGTTCCTTTAGTTTGTAACCTTGGCCACATATATCGCATATAGCGATACTGAATTTGCCAGAAGCGTATTTCGTGGACATTAGTAGAACAAGACTCGCGGCACATAGCGATTGTTCGCTTTTTCGCGGTCCTCATCAGCGGCGAGTTGGAACTGCTGTTCGTACTCTGCTTTCAATCCTGTAGCACGCTGCATATCAATATTAGGTAGCTTCATCGACAGGTAGTACGCCAGCCCCGCAACCATGCAGTTAATAAACCTAAATGGGATATCTTGGGTTGTGACGCCGGTCCCAGCATCTTGAATACGCCGCATACGCCAATACACAAACGTGTAGTACGGTGACGATTGAGTCCCTTGGTCTGGCGAAGGCCACACATTGATCTGCGGATACTGCACACCACTGGGGGTCGTCGCCCCCGAACGCCGGTTAACCCAAACTTGAATTGGTCGACCAGTCGCGTTCTTGTTTGGAATTGTAGAGTACGTAGATTCTGAAATACGATTGATATTGAGATCTTGCTGGTTAGTCCCAGTACCCGTACGAGTTACTTGGTCCAATAGATCAATCGTATCTACCGGCAAATCATAAGTGAT